AGAGCGTTCCACTCTGTAACCATTTCTTGATATGGAAAAGCTTGTCCGCTTCTATCAGATATCGCTTGTGATCTATTTCCGTTTGCGTATTTTGCCATTATTTTTTACCCCCTGGTCCCATTTTCTTTTCGACTGTCGTCATTTTTGTGGGTTTAAAACCATACTGTTTCATTAACTTTAAAAGTGCTTGGTTATCATTCATTTTATTACTAACTAAATTAATTGCTTTCCTTGCATCGAAGCCTGCTTTATTCATTAAATAAGAAAAAGCTTTTTGAGCTAATGGATTTGCAAATAGTCCTGCCATTACGATACATTTGGAAAGTACGATTGAGGTGAGATATATAATGATGTTCTCTGCCCGTCTTCTTCCAAAGCCCTTTTTATTTCATCTTCGTAAATTAATTTCATTGCTTGTATTCTTTCAGGTGCTTTTTTCATAGCTAAATAATAAGCTAGACCTGCACACATACAAGGTAAAAATCTGTAAACAACATCTGCTTGCTGGCCATTGTAAGCAGTTGCATCTTGAATTCTATTAATGCTGTAAAATTTTAACGTTGTGTAAGTTGATGCATCAGGTGCTTGATACAAAAGTATTTGTGGTGTTGTTTGTCTATCAACAAAATAATTTGATGGTTGCCCAGTAGCTAATTTATTAGGTAATGCTGCGTAAGCAGATCTATCTATTTTAGTTAAAGCAACATCTTGAGTGTTAGCATTGTCAGAAGCTAAAGCTGTAGTAGATATGTAAGCTTCTAATACATCACTGACTGCAGAATTTACTGAGTATTGAGCTGTGCCTGCAACTAAAGATATTTCATTTAAGGATACTTTCCAAAGGTGAATACCTCTGTTACCCCAATCAGAAAATAATAAATTTAAAGATCTTCTAGCAGTTTTTAAATCATAACCACCCATAGCTCTTTGACCACATCTTTCATACGCTTCATTTATGATGTCGTCTATATTTAAATCAAATGATGATTCACCTGATGTTGCCATTATAAAATTCCTCCGTAGTAACTCATCATACCACCCTTACTTGCTTTCGCAAATGTTCTTACATTAGTTGGCTTACCACCAACACCTTGTGCTTTACTTCTTTTCCTTGCAACGGCACTCCGTCTCTGGGATTCTGTCATCCTTGCTGCTTTGGCAGCAGGGACGCACTTTGGATATTTTCTTTTTGAACCACTTGCAGATTTTCTCCCACATTTTTTAAATCCTCCACCTTTTTTCTTTGCTCCAATATCAACCCAATCTTGTCTAAACCACTCTTTAAGTCCACCTTTTTTCATTCCTGCTGGAACACAATTAGGAACAAGTTTATTACCTTTTTTCTTCATTCCTCTTTGTTCATAACCAACCCAACATGAACCTCTTTTTGACATTAGATCATTCCTTTATAATATTTCTCGTAAGATTTATTAGAAATTTTCTTTCCGTCTATTTCGCTTTTAATGTAAGAGCCAATGTATTTTCCTTCACTAGCTTTCACTGTGCTTAAAGTTTTTGCTTGTGCTGCATGTAACTTTGATGCTTTTCTTAAAGCTCCAGCAACTTTGTTTACTTTAACTTGATCACCCTCTGCATATTTCATCATTCCACCCTTCATGGCTGGTTTAGGTCCTTTGAAATCTTTTCTTCTTACACCTGATGGATCTTTAATTTTACCTGCACATATTTTAGATGCGTAGGCATTAGCATAGGCGCTAGGGTAGACCTTAAATTTTCGCTTCGCTGCAGCTTTGCCCCTTGGACATAATTTAGTCATTTTGTTCTCCTTCTTTAGTGGCCACCTTGAGAGATGTTTTCTCCTTATTGCGGTCGTACAACTTCTTGGATTGTATCACTTTCGGTCGATATGTTCTAGACCTTACGAGTTTTGCGAATTTGTTTTTTGGCTTGATTTGCAATATTAACCACCTGTCTTTTACCCATTACTTTAGCACGTTGCTCCATGACAGTTAATATCTGTATTTTTCTTGCAAAAGGCTTATTAATATTTCTGACTTTTCTTACTGTTGCTCTAGCATCAGCAGGAGTAGCAAATTTTATTCTAACCGTGTCTCTTGGATTCTCATCTGTGTAAAGTCTTCTGCCAGTGCCTTTTGGTTTTTTTCCTGTGCCAACTCTAGGATCTTTTAAACCACCTTTTGAATAAAGTTTTACTCTTCTTTTTTCACCTCTTGCACCACGAAGCTTACCTTCAATTTGTGCTGGGATTTGTCCTCTACCTATAGGCATATTATTCTAACCATGGTTTATAACAAACCTTACCATCTTCACGAAAAGCACGCAACGATTGATTTCTATTACTGTTATTAGAATATGAACAATGTATCCAGCCTGAAGATGGTTCATTGTCTCTGTAGAACTCAAGGATTAATTGATCAAATTCTAACTCTGATCTAATCCACGTAGCTAGCTCTCTATTATCAACACCAGGTATTTCAAAGTCTGCTGCAGCAGCATTATCATCAGCCACATGTTGACTGTTAACTGAACTTCCAATCTCTACACACAGCTGAGCACATCGAAATCCTGATGATATAATTAATGGTTTCTCATAGTGTGATCTTACTGGTTGTAATATATTTACAGCCAAAGCTTTTAGATTTTCTATTTGTGCAGGATTAGGATTATTATTAATTCCTTTCCTTTCAGCCACTTGGCTTTTGGTTAACTCGTCTAAAGTTATGTTTGCCGTCAATTTCATTTTTTCTCCTCTATTTCATAAAAAAATTTATCTGTGTCTTCAGTTCTCCACTTACTTGTATCTTCAACATTCCATTCATTTGTTTGCACTTTCCAATCTGGAACATTATCCTTAACTGTAAATGATGGTATATCCCAAATCAACCTGTTGTTTGGTTGTGCAGCAAAGTTTCCATCATCTAAAGCCAATACATGTGCACATTTATGTTCATGTGGTATTTCAGAGTGATCTGTGTCAAGTATGTTAGCTTCAGGATGTGCAAAATCAATAGTAAATAAGTATTTACCATAATGAAATTTTTTATCCTTGCCAATATATTTACCAGCTTGTGACTCTAAAATATCCCAAGAAGTAACAGCAGGATAATAACTGAAACAGTTCCATAGAACCAACTCATCAAGCCTACGTTTAGGAACATCATTCGGTTTAAAGCCTCTTTGAATGAATGCAGATATCGGGAGGCGGTAGAAGATAGCTCCATTTTCCATAATACAATGAAAAAGAGGACTACGCCCCGTAATACTTGATAAACCGAAGATAATACAATCTTCAACTTCCCCATGATGTTTTTTAAGATCATAAAGATACTCCCTTCTTATCTGTGCATACTGCACAGGTATGTTTGCGTTTAAGTAACTCATCTATCATTTAATCCATAATAGTTTATTCTCATTACTCAAATAACAATATTTTAATGAACTATTTTTCATCATTAAATATAAATCATTTGTGTCCTCACATAATACTCTACCTGGTAAGTTAAGTGAAGTGTTTAACACAGCGGGTAAACCAGTTAATTTTTTAAAAGCATTAATTAAATCATAATACTTAGGGTTAAATTGTCTCTCTAAAGTTTGAATTCTACTATAATTATCTACTGAACATACACTTTTTAATCTTTGATCCTTACATTTAAAAACAAACATCATGTAAGGAGATGCTACATTTTCTTTTATTTTAAATAAACTAGGGGCCTCTTCTTTTAAAACAGTGCAAGCAAACGGTCTATACCATTCTCTTTTTTTAATAGAGTTAATTTTATTTAATATTTTATCATCTAAAGGATTACCTAATAAAGACCTAAATCCTAGTCCTCTTTGTCCTTGTTCTGATTTACCACTAAATATAGCTACTGGCTCATTAACCAATATCTCTGCTACGTCCTCTGGAGTAACATTTTCACTTTCAAAATTATCTAAAGATAGGATGGGATCAAAACCTGAACAAATATGTTTCAACGGTTTTACTTTGACATTTGTATAATGGAGAGCTGCACCTAATGATATTCCAAAATCACCGTTGAAAGGATCAGCTAAAATATCTTTATTTAATTCATCTCTTAAAAAACTATTGTTTAAAACATTTTGAGCACAACCACCAGATAGAACTAAAAGTTCATATTTCTTATTTATTTTTTTTACTTTTTGTAAAAATAAAAGCTGAAAAACAATTTGAAAAGTTTTAGCAAAATCTAATGATTTCGAATCTCTTGCAGTGTGGTTATCGTCTGGATTTAACATAAATCTATTAAATTTGTTACGATTATCATAGCTTC